TACTAAGTATTCTATTGAACAGTTTTTCAGAGGATTCTATGGCGCAGATCCACAAGTCGTATATCCAAAAGAGAACATCTTTAAAGTAGGTCCAGCTATTGATTATGACTTAGACAGCGTTAATACCGGCGGTGAACAGATTAAAACAGAAGCTTCACTTATCGGGCCCGAGTCACAAAGATATCTAACCGATGATGAGAGATATCAGGTAATGTCAATTCTTATTAAGAGTGACATTCCTATTAGTACATGGTTAGAAACATATAAGCTATTCGTGCACCCAGCAGGTGCCCACATAGCTGGTGAATTGGTTCTAGAACTTGTGAATACAAATAAAATAACAAGTGAATATCTATTTGGTGTTCAGACGAACCTAGAGAAAACAACTAGTGTATCATTCACCGCCCTCAATTCAGCAAGTGGTTCAGTTGATATTACATTGATTGAAACAGGTGATGGAGAGGTTGGTATGCTTCGTACCCAGGCTGGTTTACATATTGATAATACTGGTGATACAACGTTTGATAGTTCTGAAGGTATTACGTTCAGAGAGGCGCTATCACCGAACTCATTCACAATGGACGATTCAGACGAGTATGGTGTAATCACTCTAGACCAAGATTCAACTGGAACATCTCTATTCACACTCAGCACTATGGATGAAGCTAGATACACAACACTATTTGATTCAGAGAATTCAGCTGATTCTGCACATTATCCCTACCAACACATATAAATAATGTAAATAAACCTCAAGAGATTAAGTATGGCTAGACAAACAATCAATACTGGATCAGCTGCGAATGACGGCACAGGTGACACTCTTCGTGGAGCTGCCACAAAGATTAACTCAAACTTTTCTGAGTTATACACGCTACTGGGTGGTGATGCTGCAGGTACAGGTACTACTACTGCTCTTACTGACAGTGGATTAGACATTATCGGAACAACTTTTAGAACCAAGATCGGTGCTGCTGACCCTGGTTCAGAAATTTCTATTGATTTTCCAGATTCTGCCGGTACTGTAGTTGTTACAACTGCTACACAGACCTTGACAAACAAAACTCTAGCAAATCCTGCAATTACATCAGGGGTTCTTACGACTCCACAGATTAATGACACTAGTGCGGATCATCAATATGTGTTTTCTCCGAGTGAGCTAGCTGCTGATAGGACTGTTACACTTCCATTATTGACAGATAATGATGAGATAACATTTAATGCTCATACCCAAACTCTTACAAATAAAACTCTGACAACTCCTACAGTCAGTAGACCAAATATTCAAGAGTATTTCGCTGACTCAGCAGGTGATCCTGTTGTCAATATATCGGCTAGAACATACGGCAAAACTAATAACAGAATACGTATCCAAAATTCTGCTAGTTCAGACGTAACTATTTCAGCATTTGGTGGTAGTACAAATGTAGGTATAGATATTGACGCAAAGGGTAATAAGCCTGTCAAATTAAGTAAATATGCAAGCGATATTGAAATCGTGGCTCCGGGTGCAACTATTGGTAGTGGTGGTACAGATATAACTGCAAGTATTATAAAATTGAACGGTACTACAGGATCTACTGTTACTTTGAACGATGCAATTACTGCAGGAACCATTTTACACGTTATCAGAGACACCAACTCTGGAACACAGACAATAACACCTGCTAACTTCTTGCAAGGTACTACAATAGATTTTACGGCTAGCCAAACCGCAACACTCATTTTTGATGGCTCAAACTGGTTTAAAGTTGGTGGCACAGCTTCAATATCATAATAGGAAAAAACAATGGGCGCTATAATTACAGATAAATTAAAAAGAACTTTTTTGACACAGCTGTTTGATGAAGCAACTGGTACAAAATTTGGTGATTCAGATAATTACTATTATGTTGCAGTTGGAAGATCAAACCAATGGCCGACAGATGATACACTAGTTCAACCAGATTTTGATGAGAGAGAAGAGCGTGAGTTCAGATATGCTGCCCAGTCTGTAAAAGCTATTGAAGCTTTCTCATTTGTTGTTCCTATTGTAAACTGGGCTGCCAATACTCAATACGTGCAGTATAACGATAACGTAGAGGGACATCCATCAGGTTCTCCATACTATATTAGAACTGAAGATAATAACAATGTTTATGTTTGTATTCGTCAGGGTAAAGATTCATCAGGTGTTGGACAGGTCTCTACAGTAAAACCAACACACAGTGATACAACACTACCAATTGAAACTGATGGTTATGTTTGGAAATACCTATATACAATTTCAACAGCTGATACAAACTTCTTCGTTACAGCAAACTATATGCCTGTTAAATTCGTAGATTCAGCAAGTCCAACAGATGCATATTTTGGTCAAAAGACAATCCAAAACGCTGCTGTGGCTGGTCAAATTATTGGTTATAGAGTAACGGCGAATGGCAGCGGATATGACAGCGCAACTACGTCACTTACTGTTGTAGGTGACGGCACCGGGGCTGCAGCCCACCCAGTTATTAATGCTTCAGGTCAGCTGATCGCTGTTGAAATTGGTGACAGTAGAGGTGCTACAGATATTACAACATTTATGGGGTCTGGCTATAACGAGGCAAATGTCAGAATTACATCCTCAACTGGTAGCAGTGCAGCAGTTGTGCCAGTCTTCGCACATAAAAATGGTATCGGTGCTGATGCTAGAGAGGATCTAAGAGCAACTGCTATGATGTTCCATATTAAACCTGAAGGCAGCGTTGACAATACATGGGTCGTTGGAGGCCAGGACTATAGACAAGTTGCACTATGGAAAAACCCGCTAGACAGTGCTGGTACAAAATTTACAGGAACGAGTGGCGTTGTAACGAAAAGACTTACAATGACAGAGGCTCTAGATTTTTCAGGTCTTACTAATGATACACAAATTACTGGTGATAGTAACGCTGTTGGTTGGGTTGACTATATTGAAGACTCTACAGTCTGGTATCATCAAGATGAAACAACAGGATTTACGGCTTTCAGATCTGGTGAACCAGTAACTATTGGTGGTAACTCAAGAACTGTTGATGATCACAATGTTGTGTCTGATGTTGATAGACACAGTGGTACACTTTTCTTTATCAACAACGGTGAAGCACAACCACGTACATCAGCAAGCACAGACGACATTAAACTAGTTATTCAACTTTAAGGATACACAATGGCTACGAATGTAACAAGTACAACATTTTTAAGTGAATACAATGATGACTATAGAGATAGTGATCATTACCATCGTGTTCTTTTTAATAATGGCAGAGCTCTACAAGCTAGAGAACTTACTCAATTACAAACTATTATCCAGAAAGAGATTGAACGTCTATCAAAGTTTGTAGTAAGTGAAGGCTCTATATTTAATAACTCTGGTACACTTGCTTCTGGTCTTAATGCTGCTTCTTACACTTATATAAAAGTATCTGCACTACCATCTGGTTATGCTGGTATGAAGGGAAAGATCGTAAACCAAAACGATATTGTTTTTGGTGTCGTAAAAGCTATTGTTCCTGATAATACAGCTACTGCGACTCCTCCTGGTACTGTTATTTTAAGATTGACAGGAGCTGATGGTACAGCTAATTCCATTTCAGCTGATGTTTCAAATCCAAAAACGTTCTCACGTAATACTACAGTTACAATCGATGGAAACTCAGCTACTATTCTAAATACAAATGATGCTGTAGGCAAATCATCTCTTATCGAGACTCCACCATTTGACACCTATGCGGCTGGTCACTTAGTCACAACCGAAGCTCAGACTCTTGTACTGAACGCGACAAGCAATACTTACAGTGGTATCGTAGGTTTCAAAGTTACTGAGCAGGTTATTACAGCATCTGACAATGTTGCACTATATGACAACTCAGGCTCTACACCTAACTTAACATCACCTGGTGCAGATCGTCTGAAAATCACTCTTACACTAACGAAAAAAGAAGATACTGATATAGATGATACATTCTATGAGGTATTTAAAATTGTTAATGGTAATGTAACAGTTCTTAAGACTCCTGATAAGACATTAGGAAGAATTAATCAAATTGTTGCAGCAAGAACAGAGAGTATTACTGGTGACTTTATTGAGAATAAAGCTGGTGGTATGTTCGATCTTACCATCAATAAGGACAGTGCGTCAACAAACTTCTTATCAGTAGAGATTTCAAGTGGTACAGCATTTGTGAATGGTAATAGAATCGAAAGAGACTACAATATTCCATTCAGGGTCAGAAAACCTAACGATCCTGCTGATACTCAAAATTTGACTTCAGTGACACCAGAAGTAATCTCTGCTAAGTATGGTAATTATTTCCTATCATCTGAAGATAGCACATTTGGTCTAGTAAGCAGATTTGCTGACTCTTATGGTCATGTAAATCTTTATGACGCTATCGATCGTGGTGGTTCTATTATTGGTGAAGCGAGAGTCAGAAACTTAGACAAGTACGGAGATGACTTTAGAACACACGTATTTGATGTTGTAATGCAAACAAATCAGGCTGTTACGTCTGTTAGATCAATTGGTATCGATGCTGATAACTATGCAAATATTAAAGCGGTATCAGGTGAATATGGTTTAAATGATAAAGATGAAAATAACCTACTGTTCCCGTTGAAAACCGAGAGAGCTTATGCGGCTAATAACGTATCAATGACAGTTCAACGTGTCATTACTGGTACAGCATCTTCAGGAACCACTAGCATCACTTCAACGACTGGTACTACATTCGCTGACACAGAGGAATGGATTTATTCTACTGATAGTAGCGGTGCTTTAATTAATCCAGTAACTATTTCATCTGGTGGAGCAGGATCTTCAAGTGCTACACTCAATGGATTACCTGATGGTAACTTTACGCTATTAGCATACGAAACATATCCATCATCATCTTGTGAAAGAATCGAGAAAACTTTAACACCAGCTGATGGTACTTGGCAGGTTGATTCAAACCTAACACCATCAAATGGAGTTATTACATTTACTAAGACTGATATTTTCCAATTTAATGCTATCTATGATGATGCTACTGGTCAAAATATCACTCACAAATATAAGTTTGATAATGGTCAGAGAGATAACTACTATGCTGCTGGTAAGGCAACATTAAAGGCCGGAGTATCTGCACCAGCGGGTAATGTCTGGGCTGAATACAGATATTTTACTCATGATACTGACTCAGCTAATAAGATTGGTTATTTCGACGCTCAATCATATGTTGGTATTACTTACGATCAAATTCCTTATTTCTATTCGAACACTGGTAAAACCTACAGACTTTCAGACGTTGTAGATGTTCGTCCAATGAAAAACCCATCGACTGGTAAATTCAGTGGTGGAATATCAAGAGTACAAAAACTGCCTAGGAATAATGACGTTGTAACAGTCGGTACAGCTCAGTATTGGAATTCTAGATTAGATGTAATTTCATTGGGACCGAATGGCGCTCTACACTATCACAAAGGAACCCCAAGCGCAGTTTCTCAGTATCCTACTGGCATTCCACAAGAAAATATGATTCTTCATGAATTAACATTTAACCCTTATACATTCAATAAGAATGATGTTAATACATACACACATGATCATCGTGGTTATAAAATGTCTGACATCCGAAGATTGGATAGACGTATAGATGGACTTGAAGAGTATACTACATTAACTGCTTCTGAAGAAGCATTGGCTAAAATACAAGTTATTGATCCTACCACGAATACAATAAGATCTACTCAGGGTTTGTCTGGTGATGGATTCTATAATACAGATCAATCAGACATGGGCGATGCTGATTATAGAGCTTCCCATGGAATGGGAATCATATCAGCCCAAAGATTTACAAGAGGAATTGGACTCACTTATGATTCTGATCTGTCACTAAACACAACTGTGATTAAGGGTAACACGATTTGGCCGGTATATACAGAAGAGGTAGCAGACTTCAGTCAGACTATAGCTACTAATTATGAAAATGTAAACCAATTTGAAATTGCTCAACACGTAGCATCATCACTTATTATTCCTGAGGGTGATTACTTTACAGTTAGAAGATTGAAAAATCAAAACTATTTGTCACAATCTAATTCGTCATTAATTCCAGCAGAATCTGAAGAAATATCTTCGCAAGGTTAATAGGAAAATAGTATGCCTTATGTAACACAAACAAAAAACGTAACCAAAACAAGAACGCTGGGCTATGATGCGATTCCTATCCATAGACCAAAATTCATTTATTTTGAATTTACTGGTTTAAGACCTGATGCACCTCATTGGATGTTTTTTGGTGGAATAGAGATAACTAAATTTGTTAACACTAGTTATACGAAAGCAAACTATGAAGCTGCTGGTAGAAACTCAGCGTTAAAAGAACCTGGCGAAAGATTTGTTAGTGCTACAGAATTTCCTTCAGGCGGCGGTCTAACATATGGTGGAGCTACTGCGCAAGGCGGGTCATCAGCTCCTTTGTATTCAGATTCAAATGGCATATTAAAGGGGGTCTTTTATCTTCAGTCTAATACAACATATAATTGGAGTATTAATACTGATGGACACCAATTATTAGCAACTGATGTATATACCACTGACACAACAAATGCCCTGTCAGTCGGCAGTGCTTTATTCAGAGGGTTTGGTCAATATGAAAACTATTGGCAATGGACAGAACAAGTATCCACACAAGTATGGGTTAACCCACCACCCGTGATTAACGATGGCGGTAATGATAATTATGCGAAGGTTGATTTTGAATGGAATGCCAGCAATGGGAAAATTGTGGCAAAAACTGTCTGGGACTATGGTGGCTACACAGTTACAAAAGATCATAATACGGGAAAATGGACACACAGCAGTCCAGGTGTTACACCAACTGTATATAGAGATGGAAAAAGAGTTCAAGGATAAGAAATGACAGCTGCATTACAATTAACACAACAAGCTAATCCAACGGCACAAACATTCGTTGTGGATGAAGCTTCTGTTCTTACAGGAATCGGTATATTCTTTGCTACAGTGAGCAGTAGTTATCCTATTACGTTAGAACTTAGACCAACAACAGAAGGTGGTATTCCATCTGCTAAAAGATATATTCCAGGCACAAGAGTCACTGCTGGACCAGGTACTGGCAATACAATCTCTGGAGCTACCACTAGTACAACAGGGTTTTATTCAAGCCCGCCTGAATATAAATTTGTGTTTGAAGAACCAGTATATGTACCAGCTAATACATTAGTATCATTTGTTCTTTATACATCGGCACCTGCAGGTGATTATCAAATCTATACAGCGAAATCGCTTGAATTTAAGTATGGTAAACAAACAGCTTACTATACACAATCAACCTCAACCGAAAGAGGGGCATTCTTTGCCTCTTCAAACGGAACCTCATGGGAAGCTGATAACACGAAGGATGTAACGTTTAAAGCATACAGAGCTCAGTTTAATACTAGTGCTACAGCAACAGCTGTTATGAATGCAGACAACCCACCTTATAAGAAACTAACTGAAACTACAACAGTTGATGGTCTTGGTAGATATAGTTATGATCCATTAAACTTTACAGCTGGTTCAACTTCTGTAAGAGTTAGACATCCTGGCCATGGTTTTCAAGTTGGTGATAAGGTTTCTTTGATAACAGATGGCGTTAACAGTTTTGACAGCGGTGATACAATTAATGGTGTACTTGGTAGAAGTATTTTAGGTGAGAGAACAATTGACTCAGCTGATCCATTTGGATATACATTTGCTATGGACTCTGCAGCTGACTCTTCAATCAGAGCTGGTGGGACAGGTCTAATGGCAAATGAAAACTATGTCATCAATGAACTGCTTTTGAATTTACCACACCAGACTCCTGCTGAAACTAATTTATCGATAAAGGCGGATCTTACTACATCTAAAGGGTTTGCTGGCAGTGAAACAGCTTACGAAACTACAAACAATATTCGAATTCCTGTTTATGAACCAATTACTCTTCGTAACCCGCACCTAATCGCTACAAGTCAAAACGAGACTTTAAGATTAAGTGGTAATGCATCATCTAAATTCACAGTGTCGATGAAAACTAATAATGCAAATGTGGCACCTTATATTAATATCGGACCTGCTAACTTAACTACAGTTCAGAATATGATAGACTATCAGGATTCTGACGCATATGCAGGAGGTCTAACACGTAACTTAATTACAACTACAGACTTTGTGGCTGAGACAAGCGCAGATGGCGGCACATCGGCAAGTAAACACATCACTGTTCCTTATCTACTAGAAAACTCATCAACATCTATTGTTGTAATTATGGATGCTATCAGACCTGTTAACTCTGACTTCTCAGTGTGGTATAGAGCTGTCAACAGCGCTGATGAGACAACGAAACTAGAA